TCTCTATCTTGGAGGAAATCAAGGAGTTATACATCTATGACTTTGGTATCTTCTTGGAGATCGCTCCTGACGAAGAGCAGCGTGCGCAGTTGGAGGCCAACATTCAGATGGCTTTGTCAAAGGGTGACATCAATCTTGAGGATGCAATTGATATCCGCGAGATCAAGAACCTTAAGATGGCAAACCAATTGCTGAAGGTTAAGCGTATGAAGTTGCAAGAGCATAGGGACAAAATGGAAATGATGAAGCAACAGATGGCTGCTCAACAGAACATGGAACTCCAGCAGATGGCTTCTCAATCTGCCATGATGAAGATCGAGGCAGAAGGCCAATCTAAGATGCGTGTCAAGCAGGCTGAAGTGGCCTTTGAGATTGAGCGCATGAAGGCAGAAGCCGGGCTGAAGCAACAGTTGATGGGCGAGGAGTTCAAGTACAACATGGCGATTGCCGGATTGAACAACCAAACATTGACTAGCAGAGAGATGTCCAAGGAAGAAGCCAAGGCAAAGCGGATTAGTCAACAGAACTCGGAGCAATCCAAGTTGATCAATCAGCGCAAGAACGACCTACCGCCAATCAACTTCGAGTCAAATGAAGACTCGCTTGATGGCTTTGATTTGTCGGTGTTCGAGCCTCGCTAAACCATATTCGAAAAAATATATAAATTTGTAAAAAATTAAATCTAATCAAATGGAAATCAAAGTAAGAGAAGTAAGGCCAATCGAAAGTAAAGGCGTACAAGAGTTGGAAGAAGAATTGCTGAACAAGCATGAGGAACAGATACAGGTGCAAGCCGTATCGATGGACCATCAGAGAACTCCCGCGCCGGCTCCTGAGCCAACACCCGAGTTAGAGCCTGAGTTGCAGCCAGAGTCGCAGCCAGAGCCACAACTACAGAGTGCTGAGTTACAGGAGGAAGACGTTCTTTCATATATTAGCAAGCGCTACAATAAACAAATCAACTCATTTGATGAGTTGGTCTCTGAGAGATCCGACGAGCAATTGCCCGAGGACGTATCAGCATACTTGAAGTACCGCAAAGAGACAGGCCGTGGGTTTGAAGACTTCCTCAAGTTGAAAGAAGACTTCGACACAATGGACCCTGACAACATCTTACGCAGTTACCTCAAGTCAACACAGGTTGGTTTGGACGACGAAGATATCGATGTCATGATGGAAGACTACTCATACAATGAGGACTTGGACGATGACTCGACTATCAAGAAAGCCAAACTGGCCAAGAAAAAAATGATTGCAGAAGCCAAGCAATACTTCACTACTCAGAAAGAGAAATACAAAATGCCCCTTGAGTCAAGAACGGCAGACGTTTCTCCCGAAGAAAAAGAGGAGTTGCAGGCATACAAGCAATATATATCGCAGGCGAAAACTATGGAGCAAGAAGCCGAGCGTAAGCGTGATTGGTTTTCAAAGAAAACCGACGAGGTATTTAACAATGAGTTCAAAGGTTTTGAGTTCAAGTTGAATGACCAAGTTGTACGTTTCGCACCCGGGGATGCTGCCGAATTGAAGAAAGCCCAATTGACACCAACAAACTTTATCAATAAGTACTTGGATGAGAGCGGGATGATCAAGGATGCAGCGGGTTATCATAGAGCGTTGGCGGTGGCAATGAACCCCGAAAGGTTTGCCAAGTTCTTTTATGAGCAAGGCATGTCAGCAGCGACAGAGGATGTCAATCGCAAAATTAAGAACATTAATATGAGCGAAAGACAGGCCCCTCAGTCAACGGTGAAAGACGGGTTCCAGGTTAAATCGGTGAACCCTGATTCCGGCAAAGGTTTGAGAATCCGAAGCATGAAAAAAATCTAACTACAACAAAGAAAAATTAAACTACAATGGCAGTTTTATCTACCCCGACCTATCAGTTGCAGCCGAGTGCGCAACAGGTCCCCCTATCTACTAACTACATTACCGACTTCAACTTCTTGAACCAGTATCTTCCTGATACTTACGAGAAAGAATTTGAGCGTTACGGTAATCGTACTATCGCTTCTTTCTTGCGTATGGTTGGCGCTGAAATGCCATCCAACTCAGACATGATCAAATGGGCTGAACAAGGCCGTTTGCACATCAAGTACATCAACTGTACTACCACCGTGTTGTCTAGCGCAGATACTGCGACTTTCACCATCAACGACGTGTTGGTTCCTAACCGTGCTTCTATTGGTTTGACTGCCGGTAGCATCGCATTGCGTGTAGGCCAAACTGTGGTGATCACTCCTAACGTTGCTGGTCCTACCCAGAACAAAGGTATCATCACTGCCGTTAACACTAGTGCTGGTACTATCGATGTTGCTTTCTACGAAGCAGCCGGTATGACCAACGCATCTGCTGGTAACACTTTCACAATCTTCATCTACGGTTCTGAATTCAAAAAAGGAACTAACGGAATGCAAGGTTCTTTGGAAGCAGAAGATGAAATCTTCGACAACAGTCCTATCATCATCAAGGATAAGTACGCGGTATCTGGTTCTGACATGGCTCAGATCGGATGGATCGAGGTTACTACCGAGAATGGTGCATCTGGATTCTTGTGGTACTTGAAGTCTGAGCATGAGACTCGTTTGCGTTTCGAAGACTATTTGGAAACCGCTATGATCGAAGCCGTTCCTGCCGTAAGTGGTTCAGGTGCTGTTGCTGCCGGTTACAAAGGTTCTGAAGGTGTGTTCTACGTAGTAAACGACCGTGGAAACGTATGGGGCGGTGGTAACCCAACCACTTTGGCCGACTTCGATTCTATCGTTTCTCGTTTGGACAAGCAAGGTTCTATCGAAGAGAACGTAATCTTCGTTAACCGTGACTTCAGTTTCGACATCGACGACATGTTGGCTACCTTGAATGGTTTCAACGGTGGTACTGCCGCAAACGGTGCGTCTTTCGGTTTGTTCGACAACGATATCAACATGGCCTTGAACTTGGGCTTCAGTGGTTTCCGTCGTGGTTATGACTTCTACAAGTCTGACTGGAAATACTTGAACGATCCTACCATGCGTGGTGGTTTGACTGCATCTACTACTGGTGCTAGCACTGCTAACGTAATCACTGGTTTGTTAGTACCTGCTGGTTCTACCACAGTATACGACCAAGTGTTGGGTAAGAACGCCAAGCGTCCCTTCTTGCACGTTCGTTACCGCGCAACTGCCACTGAGGATCGTCGTTACAAGACTTGGATCACAGGTTCTGCCGGTGGTGCTGCTACTAGCGACTTGGATGCTATGGAAGTTAACTTCTTGTCTGAGCGTTGTGTATGTACCTTGGGTGCTAACAACTTCGTATTGTTCCGTTACGGTGCTTAATCTGTAATAAAACAGACAAGTTGATTTAAATAATCAGGAGGGTGTCAGCAATGGCACTCTCCTTTTTAAAAAGAAAATCTTATCAAATTATATCATGAAACACAACATCGTATCAGTAGACAAGGTCTACAAACTTTTACATTCGTCTCCACTTTCTTTCACTATCCCATCAAGAAGCACACGCAGATTTCCTCTGTTGTGGTTTGATGAGGACAACAACGTCAATCGCCCATTGCGATATGCAGTAAACCAAAAATCCCCATTTGAAGAGGAGCAAGATGGCAACGCCATTGTTGAGCCGATCATCTTCGAGGATGGTATGCTTCGTGTTCCAAAGAACAACCCTGTACTCCAACACTTCCTCCACTACCATCCAATGAATGGCACTGTATTCACAGAGGTTAACTACGAGAAGGATGCACAGAAAGAGGTTGACTTCTTGAACGAAGAGGTTGATGCTTTGATGGAGGCTCGCTCATTGTCAATAGAGCAACTTGAGAATGTCGCTCGAGTTCTGTTTGGCAAAGACCCCTCTGTTGTTAGCACAGCGGAATTGAAGAGAGACATTTTGATTTACGCCAAGAGAGACCCAAAGGGATTCTTGAACCTTATTAATGACCCAATGCTCAAGTTGGAATCTAATGTCCACAAGTACTTTGATAGCAAAGTGTTGGCATTTAGAAACGGCAACAAGGAGGTATGGTTTAACATCCCAAGCAACAAGCGCAAGATGATGAACGTACCATTCGGGTCCGATCCATACACTGAAGTGGCTTTGTTCCTCCAAACAGAAGAGGGGATTGACGCCATCAAGTTGCTTGAGAAAAGCATGGAAGTGCAATACTAAACTTTTCTTTTTACCTAAAGAGAGGGGGCAAATGCTCCCTCTTTTTTTTTGTTTATCTTTGCCTTAAGCAACATTATGATCAATGAAGTAAGAAATACCGTACTGTCTATTATCAACAAGAATAACTACGGCTATATATCTCCGTCTGACTTTAACTTATTTGCCAGTCAGGCACAGATGGAATTGTACGAGGAGATGTTCTCTTCTTACAACAAGATCATCACGATGGAGAACAATCGGGTGTCAGGCACAGACTACGCAGACTTGAAAAGAACTTACGAGGAGGCCATGGAGATATTCAACGTGACCAACCCCGTTAGCCATTTCGCTGGTAGCGTATTCTTTCTGCCAAGTTTATCAACCACAGGGGATGCTTACTACATGATGACCAAGGTTATCTGTTATCCGACCGTGCTTGACAGCGGAACCAACACCTCTGTTGTGGCTTTCCAATTGGTTGATAGCGGTGCTACATTCACCACAGCGGGCATTGTCCCCGGGGATTTGATGGTCAATACCACCACATACGCGCAGGCCAATGTAGTAGTGGTATCAAGCAACACCGTGATCCTGTTGGATAACAACATATTTACAACCACTCCTGCCAACTATTTGATTCTGAAAGCATCAGCGGCAGTAGAAGCAGAGAAGGTGACTCAAGCAAAGTCAACTCTTTTGAATACATCCACCCTCACTGCGCCATCAACATTGTTCCCCGCCTACACACAGCAGGCCGAGGTAATGACTGTGATGCCAGTAAGTTACAAGATCCCCGGTCAGGTGATTGCCAACTACTTTAGATACCCATTGGAGCCGAAGTGGACATACATCAGCATCACAGGTGGTGAGCCAGTGTTCGACCAATCACAGCCTGACTATCAAGACTTTGAACTGCCCGAGGACTACCAATACAAGTTGGCTACCAAGATCCTTGAATATGCAGGTATGTCTATCAGAGAGGCTGAAGTAGTTCAATTCGGAATGACTCAGCAAGCACACGAACAGCCTTCATTTAGCGTACAACAATAACAACTATGGCTTATTTATCCGAGTATCAATACTACGAAAACGATGGCAACTCGCCAGAGAACGCCAACTGGGGGTCTTACCAATACGTAAGCCTCCAAGATATCGTCAAGAACTTTCAATTGATGTACGCTGGCAACCACTCGTTGGTGAACAATGAGGAGCGCTACAAGATTCTGTTCCACGCCAAGCGCGCGGTACAGGAGTTGAACTACGATGCGTTCAAGGAAATCAAAGTCCTTGAGTTGACCGTGGGTAGCAATCTCAGATACATTCTTCCAAGCGACTACGTCAATTGGGTTCGTATCTCTTTGTACCAAGACGGATATCTGTTGCCAATGACTGAGAACGTGCAGATTCTTTCTTCACGCGCTTACTTACAGGACAACCAAGCCAACATCTTGTTCGATCAGAACGGGAATATCCTTCAACCACAGAACTCTCACATCGATACCACAAGATTGAACGGCACCAAGAAGAACATCTACATGAATCCGGGTGGGATGTTTGACGGCCAAGAAGGGTGGAACATCGATGGGCAGTGGTATTTTGAATACGGACTTGGTGAGCGTTATGGTCTTAACACAGAGACCGCTAACGTCAATCCAACATTTGCCATCGACAAGAAGGCAGGGGTAATCAACTTCAACTCTGACATGATCGATAGATTGTGCATCCTTGAGTACGTATCAGATGGTATGGAGGGTGGCGATGACTCGTTGATCACGGTGAATAAATTGTTCGAGAAGTACGTATATGCGTACATCCAGTACGAAATACTCAACTCAAAGTTGGGCGTACAGGAATACATCGTGGCTAGAGCAAGAAAAGAAAAGGCTGCACTTTTGAGAAATGCGAAGATTAGATTGAGCAATATACACCCCGGAAGATTATTGATGAGTCTCCGTGGCATGGATAAGTGGATAAAGTAACATGGCCAATATAACAAGAAACTTCATAGCAGGTAAGATGAACAAGTCTCTCGATGAGAGATTGGTTCCTGATGGTCAATACATTGACGCGATGAACATCCGCATGGGTTCCACCGAGAACGCGGAGATAGGCGTCATCGAGAACACCAAAGGAAATGAGTCGCTTACCGCGCTGACATATATCAATGGTACCGCTTTGAGTAACGATGCTAAGTGCATTGGTGCTTTTGAGGACGGAGAGGCAGAGACTATCTATTGGTTTGTGCATGACCCCAACTTCCCAATCGGCGCCACCGGTAAATTGGATATGATTGTTTCGTTCAATGTGCTTACGAGCATATTGACTTACCACGTTGTCAGTATCGACGACGGGGGTGGTGTCAATACCACATTGAATTTCAACCCATTGTACTTAATCAATGCGATTAACTTGGTGAAGTCGGGGACTGTCAGCGAGAACTTGTTGTTCTTTACTGACGACTACAACCCACCAAGGGCAATCAATACCACTCGTACCTACACAGTACCCATCGGTAACACCGATCAGTTCTCTGCGGAGTCTATCTTGGTGATCAAGCAACCGCCAATTGCTGCGCCTACATTGCAGATGTTGTCGACCTCTGGCCAAGAGAACTACATGGAGACGAGGTTCTTGTGTTTCGCATACCGCTATCGCTATGCAGACAACGAGTATTCTGCGACATCTCAGTTCTCTGAGCCTGCGTTTATCCCGAATGCGTTCCAATTCAGCGTTGATAGTTACTTGAACGAGGGGATGGTGAACGCAGCCAACGCTGTGAACGTCACCTATTTCTCTGGTGACGAATTGGTTATTGGTATCGACTTGCTCTTCAAGGAAGCCGGCACAAACATTATCAAGGTGATTGAGAAGTTGGATAAGGCTACTCTTGGTATCGTCAACAACGCCAATGTTACATACCAATTCAGTAACAGTAAGATATTCACTATCTTACCGGAGTCTGAGATTCTAAGACTGTACGACAACGTGCCGTTGCAAGCGAAAGCACAGACATTGATGGGCAACCGATTGATGTATGGTAACTACGTAGAGGGCTATGACTTGGTTGATGAGAACGCCAACCCTATAATGCTCGAGTACACCACCGCCTTAATTACCGAGGAGATTGGTACTACCGAGATTACAGATAGCACAGCAAGCGGAATTTATAATATTGATAGCGCACAAACCATCGCTGATTCAGTAGTTCAGATTGATTTGGATGGTATACCATTGGTGTCAGGTGCATCGTTGTCGCTCGATATCACATTCACCCATGCTACATTTACCGGTAGTACGCCATTTCCTAGTGAGACCACTGACAACATCTCGTTGAACTTCACGTTCTTCTTGAACCAAAACTACCCATCAGTGTACGCACTGGCTACCAGCACCGAGTTCCAAGACGCGATATTAGGCAACATACAAACAGTGGCCAACGCATGTACTGGTATTACATTTACAGATCAGTTCAACTGTGCAATCCCACAGAACCTTGACTCTTTGATAAAGTTTCAGAGTGGTATCAGCGCTGTCAATCAACCAATTGCAATTATTACTAGCCCTTCAAGTACAGTGATTGGTCTTCAGTTGCCCGCTATGCGCTTCGTTGACAACGTAACCACTCCGACATTCAACGTGTATGAGTACTACGAGATAAACTTTGCAGAGGCAGTATACCAAGAGATTGCAACGCCATCGAGCCTGCACAGTAACCGCGACTATGAGATTGGCATTGTGTACATGGATGAATTCAACCGTGCTAGTACTGCATTGGTGAGTCCAACGAACACCGTGCATGTGCCATGCGGATCCTCGAAGAACAAGAACTCCATTCAGGTAACAATACCAAAAGAACAATTACCACCATATTGGGCGACTAGATATAAGTTTGTCATCAAGCCAAGCAATACATTCTATGAGACCATTTACACATATATATTCTTTACTGACCCAGAATCAAACAACGT